ACAAGAGAGAAGTGAGTTTCAAGCAAATGAACCAACTGGTACTGGTTCTGCTGGTGATTTTTCAGATACATTATTTGAAACTGAATACAAAGAGTACATACAAGATGTATTTAGTTTAAGAAGAAGACTAATAAAAGTAACTGCATACCTACCTATGAAAGTGTATTATAATCTAGAACTAAATGACTTAATAGAAATAGGTCAAGATAGATACAAAATTAATTCACTAACAACAGATTTAACAACGGGTAAAACAGAATTTGAATTACTAAACACAATACTATGATTAAGAATATAATAGACTTGCTGCAAGTTGTTGATGGTGAAACTGAAAACATAAAGATAGCACAGGGGAAATATAAATTAGCAGAAACACTTTCAAGTGGGTTTAAACAAACAAAAAGAAATTTAAGATGGCGCAAAAAATAGAAGTAGAATTTGAGTTAAAATACAAGGATGCTTTAAAAAACATTGACAAACTTAAAAAAGAATATTCAGAACTTGAAAAAGAGGTTGTTACCGCTAATGAAAAAACAGCAGATAGTTTAGAAGCAGTAGAAAAAGGTGCAAAGGATAGTGCAAAGGGTGTAAAGAAAGTTGGTGTATCTTTAAAAGGTCTTGCTGCTGCAACTGGTATTATATTCGTATTACAAAAAGCATTTGAATTTGTAAGTAGTGCAATACAAGAAAACCAACAAGTAATGGATGGTTTAAATGTTGTGTTTAAAACTGCTCAAATAGTATTCAATGAGGTACTTGGGGTTATAACAGATGTGTATAAAAGTGTAACATCAGCATCTGAAAACTTTGATGCGCTTGGTAAGGTAATAGGTGGTTTATTAACTATTGCGGTTACACCTTTAAAGGTTGCTTTTTATGGTATTCAATTAGGAATACAAGCAGCACAACTTGCTTGGGAACAATCTTTATTTGGTGATGGTGACCCTGAAACAATAAAGACATTAAATGAAAGCATTGCAGAAACAAAAGCTAATTTAGAAGAAGTTGCAGTTGCAGCGGTTGATGCTGGAAAAGATGTTGTAACAAACTTTGCAGAAGCGGTATCAGAAGCTGGTGCAATAGGTTCACAATTAGTTGAGGGTGTAAAAGAAATAAGTATTGAAGCTGCATTAGAAACTGCAAAAGCAAACCAAGCATTAGAAAAGTCTGCTGAAATAGCTGCTGCACAAAGTAGAATACTACTTGAACAATATGATAGGCAAGCAGAACTACAAAGACAAATTAGAGATGATGAAACAAAAAGCATAGCAGAAAGACAAGCTGCAAACAATGAGTTAAACACTATTCTTGAAAAGCAAGAAGAAGAAATGACTAAAAATGCTCAATTAGTCAAAGCAGCAGCACAAGCACAATTTGATTTAACTGGCAAAACAGAAGACTATGTAAGGGTATTAGAAGCAGAAGCAGATATACAAGGTGTTGCAGCACAAGTAACAGGTTTTAAATCTGAACAACAAACAAACGCAAATGCGTTAACAAAAGAAGCCACAGAATTAAAAAATGCAGAACTAGAAAGTGAAAGTTTATTATCTATTGAGAAGAAAAGATTTAATGCAGAACTTATAGAAGATGAACTTTTAAGATTACAAAGATTAGCAGAAATTGATATACTTGAAGCTAAACAAGAAACTGTAAGACTACAAGCTATTGTAGATAACGCAGCCGCTGGTACACAAGCAAAGGTAGATGCACAGATTGCTTTAGATGATTTCACCGAACAATCAAGACAAACTAATTTAACAAGAGATAATGAAATCACACAAGCTAAAATTTCAAATGATGAAAAATTAACCGCATCAAAACAAAAAGCATTAGATGATTTAATTTCAATAGGTGGTGCAGAAACAAGTTTTGGAAAAGCTATGTTTTTACTTAAACAAGCATTGGCAATAAAGGAAATGATAATGGAAGCCAAAAAGACCATAACTTTTGCATCTGTAGCATCTGCAAAAGCAACGGTTGCAACAGCAGAGGGTGCGGCTCAAACCGCTAAAGTTGGTTTTCCTCAAAACATACCTTTATTAATTGGATATGCGGCACAAGCTGCTGGTATTATCAGCGCAATAAAATCTGCTACTGGAACAGCTAAATCTGCTGTTTCTAATATTGGTGGCGGTGGTGGTTCAATAGTAGAACCAAGCGCGCCACAAGCACCAGCATTTAATGTAGTGGGTGCAAGTGGTGAAACACAATTAGCAGATGCAATTGGAAGTCAAACACAGAAACCAACTAGGGCATTTGTAGTAAGTAATGATGTAACAACTGCACAAGAACTAGATAGAAACATAATTGAGGGTGCATCTATATAAATGCAAAATTAAAAACTAAACACGTTATATATTTATGAAGATAATAGAACTTATTTTAGATGAAGAACAAGATGATATTGGAGTGGAGGCAATTTCTATTGTAGAAAGTCCAGCTATTGAAAGTGATTTTGTTGCTTTAAAGAACCAAGAAATTAAATTAGCAGAAGTAGACAAAGAAAAGAAGATACTAATGGGTGCTTTGTTAATACCAAATAAGCCTATTTACCGCAATGGTTCAGAGGGTGAGTATTACATATATTTTTCAAAAGATACTATTGTAAAAGCATCTCAAATGTTCTTACAGAAAGGAAACCAAAGCAATTCAACACTAGAACACGATGAAGTATTAAGTGGTTTAACATTAGTTGAAAGTTGGATAGTAGAAAGTAAGGAGAAAGATAAATCAGCAATGTATGGTTTAGATGTACCTGTTGGAACTTGGATGGGAAGTGTTAAGGTAAACAATGATGAGGTTTGGAATGAGTATGTTAAATCAAATAAAGTTAAAGGTTTTTCTATTGAGGGCTATTTTGCAGATAAAATGGAAGCACCTAAAGAAAAGGTAGAAGAACAATTAAGTGAAGAATTATTAAGTAAAATTAAAAATGTGATTAAAAATAAAAAGGTAGATTTAAGTATTTCATCAGATGCAAGAACTGATATGTTTAAATCAATAGAAAAAGTTTTTAGAAACGGTGAGGGTTTATTTGAAGAATTAGAAAACAACACAAAGAGGGTAAAAAAACAAATTTCTTCTATTGATAAATCATTTGAGAAAGCACAAAAAATATATAAAGATGTTGATAGTCAAATACAAACCGCTGCAAAAGAATTAGGTGTTGCCCCAAATGATGTACCAGATTTTAAAAAATTTCAATCTGCATACTTTTTCATAGAAAAAACAAAAAACGAAATTATAAGTGATTTAAAGAAATACCAATAAATAAAAACAAAAGTAAATTATGAAAAGTAACATTGATAAAGTTTATAGCAAACTACCAAAAACAGAATTAGCAACACAAAAAGTAGAATTAGGTGTGGCAGATGATATTGCAAAAATGCAATCAACACTACAAAAATCATTATCTGATGCAGATAGTAAATTAAAAGAATTTAAAGATACTAAAGATGAATTTGCAAAAGCAGAAGCAAAAGCATTAAAGGTAAGAGCAACTGCAACTAAAGTTGGGGGTCAATATGATAAAATTATTGCATCATCACAAAAAGTATTAGACAAAGCAGAAAAGGCAGCAAACGATTTAGGTGTTGCACCGTCAAGTATAAAAGGTTTTAACTCTTTAGAAGATTTAGCAGTTGATTTAGATGATAAAAGAGATGATATTGAGAATTTTGATTTCAATTTAGGTCAATAGTAAATGCAAAGAAACAACAAAAATAAAACTTTTATACCTAGTAGGACATCACCTACTGGGGGCAATCGTGCTTGTTTATGTTGGGATACCAATAAGTATTCTATCTCTTGTTGTGATGGTTCTATTCAAGCACAGGGCATTGGTGTAATAACAAGGACAGACTGAAAACGCAAATTTTAATTTAATAACCGTTATATAAATAGTATGAAAGCAAATGATATGTTAAACGAAATAAAAACACTTTTAAACATCGAGGTTAAACTTGAAGAACAAAAGTTAGAAAATGGTACTGTAGTAAGTGCAGAAGCATTTGAAAAAGGAAAAGAAATCTTCATTGTAACAGATGATGAAAAGGTTGCAATGCCAGTTGGTGAATACATCTTGGAAGATGGCAGATTGGTAGTTGTAGAAGCAGAGGGTGTTATTGCAGATGTTCGTGAAGTATCTGATGAAGTACCAGCCAAAGAAGAAGAAACAACAGAAGATTTAAAAGAAGAAAAAGAAGAAGAAGAAAAGATGGCAGATGTTGCAGATTGGGAGGGAATGGAGAAAAGAATTCAGAACCTAGAAGATGCTATTGCAAGTCTTAAAGATGACAAAGTAGAAGCAGAAGAAGTGGTTGAAGAAAAAGAAGTTGAAATGAAAGAAGAACTTTCAGCAGTAAAACCAATCAAACATAATCCAGAAGCAAAAGCACCACAAAAAACACAAGTGCAATTTGGTAAAGGACAATTTAACACAACACTAGATAGAGTATTAAGCAAATTAAATAAATAAAAATGAATAAAAGAAACGTAAATTTAGCAACAACCGTAACCGTAAATTCTACCTATGCAGGTCAGTTTGCTGGTGAGTATATTGCAGCAGCATTATTGTCTGCATCAACTATTGATGATGGCGGTATTTCAATTAAGTCTAACATCGCTTTTAAGGAGGTTATCAAAAAAGTAGTAACGTCATCTTTAGTGACAGCCGCTGGGTGTGATTTTACACCAACATCTGCTATTACCCTGACAGAGAGGATATTACAGCCTTCTGAGCTACAAGTTAACCTACAATTATGTAAGTATGACTTTGTATCGGATTGGGAAGCTCAATCTATGGGATTTGGTCTTGGTCAAACATTGCCACCAAAGTTTTCTGACTTTCTTATTGCACACGTTGCAGCCGAAGTAGCACAGAACACAGAATTTTGTATCTGGCAAGGTGATACAGCAGCAGCAACTAACAACTCTTTTGATGGGTTTGAAAAGCTAATTGCAGCATCAGCAGCAGCAGGAGATATTCCAGCAGGACAACAAGTTGCAGCAGTAGCAGGTGGGTTATTATCTACAAACATCATTGATGAACTTTCTAAAGTAGTTGATGCAATACCAGGTGCTTTATATGGTAAAGAAGATTTATTCTTATACATTGGGACTAAAGCAGCTAAATTATATGTACAAGCACTAGGTGGTTTTGGAGCAAATGGTTTAGGAGCAAATGGTGTAAATTCTCAAGGCTCACAGTGGTGGAACAACGGAAGCCTAACAGTTAACGGTGTAAAAATATTTGTATGTCCAGGAATGGCTGATAACAAAATGTATGCAGCACAAAGGTCAAACTTATACTTTGGAACTGGTCTTTTAAATTCAACAAACGAAGTGAAAACTTTAGATATGGCTGATTTAGATGGTTCAAACAATGTAAGAATGATTATGCGTTTTACTTCTGGTGTACAATTCGGAATTGCATCTGATTTAGTAGAATACGCTTAATTGTCTGATAATCAGATAGTTACAAATAGTAATTAATCAAAAAACTAGGGTAGGTGGTTTATCTGCTTACCCTTTTTTTATATAACAATAACGCTGATATGGGTGTAATTACTTGATAATCAGCATAATACAAAAAAACAATGGCTTGTACATTAACATCGGGTAGACAACTACCTTGTAAAAGTGCCTTTGGTGGCATCAAACGTGTTTACTTTGCAGATTTCGGTGGTATCGGAAGTGTAACAGTAGATGCAGCAACAAAAGAAGCAACTATAGTAGATGCCTCAACTCCATCAGTATGGTTTGAATATGACGTAAAAGGTAATTCTAGTTTAGAAACTACTGTAACAAGTAGCAGAGAAAACGGAACAACATTTTATACTCAAACTTTAAACCTTACACTAACATTTTTAGATGCTAAAACTCAATCAGAGTTGCAAATTTTAGCAATATCTAGACCAAATATTGTAGTAGAAGATTACTATGGTAATAGCTTTCTATGTGGTTTAGAAAATGGGATGGAATGCAC